ATCAATTATAACAATACCGGTATCATAATCCACTGACCCTATATTATAATTACTTATATTAGAAATACCGTCATTAGATGTGTATAATAACTGCAGCACACCTTTCCCATCGTCTTCAACAGAATATACATTGGATGTATCATCGATATAAAACCCATTAGAGGACACCACCCCTTTAAGTGCTGACGTTTTATGATAATCATGAGGATGATATATACTATTATTAAAGTTAACATCATACTTTGCGGGAGATCCCGTAACAGGTTTTATGTTCTTATAAGCCGTGTGGTTAACCGTTGCTGATATAATTGATTTGTCTACGCCCATCACGACAGTTGTTATATCGGAATTATAATATACGGTGTTAAATGTAGATAATTTATTATTGTGTTCGTTAATCTTTAAAGAAATTTTTGATTCTAATTCAGAGGAAGATAACGAAGTAGCCATGACATCATATACGAAGTTTACGTTGAGCTTGAGATTGGTGTATTCCGGATTAACAAATTGTGGTAATATTGAAGATAATTTGAACTTGTTTAATTCAAGTAGAATTGAGGATTGCTCGAGCTCATTAACACTTCCACCAGACCGTTTATCAATTGATATGAATACTTTACCATATTCTGGAGGAATATTATCTTCTCCTCCCCACACCGCGATATCATTTATAAACGAAAATTGATTAATTAACAATGACTTATAATCGTTATTAGTTACCGTTCTGTTCTGTGCAGTATATAAATATGGTGCATTTTTCTTTATAGATTCTATGGTTTCAATACCAGCACCACCGGTAGTTTTGTCTGGCATGGTAATAGATATGTTTGTAAGATTTGTCACAGAAGATCCGAGAGACATTGTAGAAATATTGTTTGCAATATCCCCAGAAGATTTTAAATATTCCAATTCAACAACATTACCTATTTCTAATTTTTTACCAATAATATCATCCCCAAAATAGACCTCAAAATGTTCGTCTATACCCTCTTGCGTGAAGTATATAGCAGATGTATTATCATGTCCAACTAAAGTTTTAGATTCCGTATATGTCGTGACATCAGCTAAGGTTGAATCTTTATACACCTTTACTCTAAGGGAGGTCATATCACACGATTTGTTTGGTATTCTATATACTTGTCTACCACTATCAACAGTATAGGAGTTAGATATAAACTTACCTTCATAAACTGTAATTTCAGCTGAATTGATCGTCCCTTCAATAACTGGAATAGAATAATCGTTGATAACATTGAATTTATATCCACCAGACCCATTAAATATTGTACCTCGAGGTACAGTAATAGAATTCACCGAACCGGTTACATCCCCCGATAAACTGATAGATCCTAACGCGGATCTAACCGATCTAGGAGTATAACCCAAGGATTTAGCATGAGATACTACATTATGTCTAAGCTGTGCAGTATCAAGAAACATTTCATTTACACTCATTGATGCTGTAATGGCATTATAATGGGTGTTATATGCTAATACATCAAGAAGTGTTGACATTGCAGACCCATCAAAATCATAATCCGCGAATTGAGATTGATTTCCCAAGAAAGATTTGAGGTTGTTCTTTATATCAAAGAAATCCTGTTCTGTAGTGGAAATTGCCATTATTTTATCCTATCTAGAAAAGTGTCAAGGGAATGTACTTCCCCAGATATTGAATTAATTATAGTAAAATATATTGTAACTCTCAGAGAATTTGAATCGAGATCATTTATTTCTAATGATGTTAATACAACTCTAGGTTCAAAATTGGTTAATAATATTTCTATTTGTGTTTTTAATGCAGACACAGTTAATGGATCCATCTGCTCAAATAATAACCCCCTTATATTTGAACCGATCCAAGGCTGAAAGGGTCTCTCCCCATAATTAGTTAAAATAAGGTTCTTCACGGATCGTTTAATTGATTCTACATCATAGACTCTATTAATATCGCCAGTGATAGGATGAGAAGAAAATCCCATATTGAGATCTTTCCATATTCGAATAGTTTTATCCGATATATTGGTTCCCTGTGCATCTATGTGTGCTGATGTCTGAATTGCCATATCATTAATGATTTGTTATTATATTATTATTTATAATGGTTATTATAATTAATTCCCTGCGAATACGTTAGAAGATCCGGAAGATACCTCTTCACCGCCGCTATATGAGTCACCTATTCTAGCAATACCGAGACCGTTTGCAAATACTGTAGAGGATCCTACAGAAATTGTAGTTTGGTGTGACGGGCAGCCAGGTGGCGAATAAGTATGGGAAGTGTTTTTATCTGATTTTCGATGTACACCAGTACCATTCACAATTACATTTGAGGATTTACCTTCTGTGGTTGTTGAAGCTGTACATCCGTGATTAGTAGTTACGGTATCTACTGCCGATCCTCTGGCTACTGCTGGCATGATCTTACCGCATCAAGCATTTTTAATAACTCAGGGGTCTCTATTTTCCTGTCACCCTGATATTCAATTGCATACCCCTCTGATATCATCGCCTCATTGATGTTTTTATCCCCAACATAAAGTGTACCGAGAACTCTACCATACTTTCCTAATCCGTGGGATTGAACAGTAAGGACATCAGATTCGTGTGTAAGTAATTCTAAGAGTTTTTCTTTGGCTTCAAGACCATATTTTTTCTCTGTTAGATTTCTAGTTCTTGATTCTGGTGCATCAATACCAGATAGGCGTATTCTGTTCTTTATAGAGACATCAAACCCAAGATCAATGTGAGCATCAATGGTATCACCATCAACAACCTTTATAACTTGAATCTTATAGTTATACATTTTTTCTAACTTCCTCGAGTTTTGCTAATAATTGAGACGGTCTTAATCCCTCTAACGATTTAATAATATCATCGTCTATCGAATTCATTTTCTTAACCGATTCGTGGAATAATTCGGGACTTACCGTTTCTGACATTTTTTTAATTTCTTCAGATAAATCAAATTTCCCTAGACTATCGGTTGCTAGTGTTTTGGATAATTCTAAATTTACTTCAGTCTCACCCAATGCCGAAGATATCTGTTCTCTTAGAGTTTTCATCTCAGGAAGTTCGACTGATAGAGATTCGGCAAGGGCATCGGTTTTAGCATATAATGGTTTTTTAACTTTTTCAATGATATTACCAGCGGAATCTGTTACTATATTAGGAACCAATGAGCAAGGATCAATTCCCTCAAGTAATCCGTCAATTAAATCATCTAAGTCTGATCCGGCTTTAGTGAGTGCATCCCCATACTTTTCTGAGAAATCCGATTTTAATTGCGCTAATAATTTAAGTCCTTCGGCGGTGGGGTTAGCCATTATCTGCCTAGCTCTTTCAACTAAAATTAATAACTCGGGAAGCATTGGAATGACTGGTAGATCAGGACCTTCCGGCATTTCTGGGATCATCGATCTCAGAATGTCCTTAAAGTTATCCATTGCAGCTTCTGCTGCAACTTTTGCAGCTGCGACGGTTGATTCAATTTCATTCTCGAACTGTCTCATAGCAGACTTTTTCAGCTCTGCTATTTTATCTTTTAGTGCATCAAAATCTAGATCAATTCCGCATGGCATATTGTTCTCCTAGTTTAAGTTAATTGCGCCAGATTTATTATTCGCAGAAATGTCTATAGTTGCACTTTCTGAATGCATATCAAGTTTCTGATCAGACCGAATATTCATTTTTCCTCCCGCCTTAATGGAACAATCCTCTGTTACAGAATTTATTGATATATTTTTCGTAGATTGTATAGAAGATATTCCCGAGGTGGTTAATGAATAATCTTTCATAGTTGTTTGGGAGTAATCCCCATTTAACTGGTAATTATGATTACCGTTACATACAGCTTCTATATTTTGCGCTATTCTTATGTTATCGTTTTTAGATATATTCCCAGTTCTATTACCAAGTATTTCGTATGCTTCATTACCACCGGATTCACCAGCACCAACTTTAACATAATGATTTTTATGAATCTTTTCAGTATAATTACCCTCAACCTCAAGGATATAATCACCCTTGATCAATTGTCTACAAGCACCAGATATAGTTATGTTACATGTACCTTCTATTAATACATTCTTATCTTTCAAGGTTATTTCATATTCAGATCCAATAATCTTTGTGACTTTGGATCCGTCTGGATGAATTTCATCAAATGTTCCAGTACGATGGTAGTTCATTATACGCTCTCCGCCAGGAGAATCGTCTACTTCACGTACATGACCAGATTCGGATTCATTAACATGATTATAAGGGTATACGGAAAAAGTGTCTGATTTGGGATTTAATTCGTCCCAAGTTGCCCTTTTGTCTTCGGGCATAGATTCCACAGTAGATAACAGTGGTTTGGTTGCTTTTGGTATATCTGTTATTTTGTTGTTCTTTCTTGTTATAAGAGAATTGTGTGTTAATGCAATGTTTCCCCTCGCTAACTTATTTGTATCTACTGGATCTGTACCAGATCTCGGATATACACCATTCGGATCTTTAAATCCGTCTTTATTGGTAGATTCGTCTGATGGAAAATTAAATCCCGGAAGAGAACCTACAATAATACATTCTTGCTTGAATTGATCAACAAAGAAACCAGTAACCCAAGAACCCTCAACTAGAAACGGTGGAGTAGATCCAAGACCGTTCATGCTAGGATTTGTCGTGGGTGCCATGACAGTTGACCACGAAAGGTGATTCGTTGGGATATCTATTTTATCTGGGGAGTGATGCCCTAGACAACGAACCCGAACTCGACCGAGTTTTTCTGGATCCATTCGGTCTTCAACAACCCCTACAAACCAGACAAACCCATTTTTTCCAAAATAATTTTCCATGTAAACATTATATTATAGTAATATAGTTATTTATATGGTTATTAGAAAACCTTGAGGATGATTGATGCATCATTAAATCTACCATTTCCTTTTGTTTTAACAGTCTTAGCCATGGAAGTAAATTTCTTGATCCATTGACCCTTTCTCGAATCTGTTAGTAACTTAAGCTGTTCTTCTGGTTTTCTTAATCGTCTTTGTTCTGAAAAATCAAATCCCTTGAGAGTTGTTCCAGTGACAGTCATTCCATCAATAGATGCGTAATACCCGACCATCTTAGTTTTAGTATTATACACCCAAGCCTCTTTCGATCCAATTAATTTTTCCGGATTAATGGATTTGAGTTTAAGTTCGGGAAATGATTTCAAATATTTTAATTTGGTGATGAGTTTTGTGGTAGTCACAACCTTTTTCTTTCTGACGGGTGTCACAGCCACCCTGTACTTCTCAAGGGAATCAATCATCGAATCAAAGAACTTAATAACCTTATTCTTCTGCGGAGTTGTATAAGTAGAATAACCCTCTTTCATAATAGGAAGGGTTTTAGACAGAACGTATTCGTTACGAACCTCTGATGCCCACATAATAAGGGATCGAACATAAGATGCCTTGACATCCAAATCCGCTAGGTATTTCTCGGTATTGAACTTCATTTTATAATCTGACTCTCTGAAGTTCTCAAATCCGTTATCCAAACCGGTGATATACTCATTAAGTTTAAAGGTAGTACGTTCTTGAATAGATACAGTTTTTTTGGGTGGAGCAACAACTTTATCATCTAGTCGCATTACCCATTCAGACATCCATTTCTCGAGTTTGTCATCCCCGAGACCACGAGCAATCAGACGAGCAACAGCACCTGCTGTTTGTTGTGATACTCTCTGTGTTAGTACTTTTGTAGACTTAATATCTTTGAGATAGGTATTGAGATATTTACCAATTGTCTTAGAGTCTGTCATTACGTTATACCAGTTCAGAACACCTATAAGTTCCGATTGTGTATATTCAACTGATAATTCTGGCTCAGTGGCATTGGTTGCCCATTTCGCTTTTTGTTTAGACATTTTGTAACCTCGCTAATTTCTTCATTTTACGATCATATTTTAGTGGGTCGACATATTTCTCGAAATCGTTACATTCGACCATGCAATTAACTCTTTTAGGACAGGGTTTACACGGGGAATCGTCGATATATACCGCCTCCACTCCAGCTCGTTCTTGGGGTTCTTTAAATGGAACTAAATCCATGTGTATCATACCAGTATTAATGTCAAATAAACTCATAATATTTCCTTATTAATCTCTTGTTTAATCCAAAGCAATGCAAGATATTCAGTATTTTCAATTAAATATAGATTTCTTCTGCTTCCGAACGGTAAGCATTCTCTAATGCGATCACTTCAAGTGCCATATCTTCAACAGCAAGACAGAATGCATCAGGTCTTCTTTGATATAGTTTCTGCGACACTAGCTCATTATATGCAGCTGATAGATCAGTAGTAGGAATAGGGAATTTCGATCTCCGTGATCTGTTGCGTTT